GCCCTGGTCTTTTCTTATGCTTTAAATTGTTGTGTAGTCGAGATTTAGTCGAAATTAAGTCGAGTTTAGTCAACATCTTTATGAATAACCTCATAATAAAACTTAAATTAGACTTTTTTCAAATACTTTCTCGCAACCCATCCACTAGGAATCTTTGCCCAATCTCCATCGAATTGAGATACAGTGACACGAGTGCCATAATTTAGACAGCCGTCCTTGTCGTAATCGTGAGCCTTAGCGTTCTTAGTTAATTCATTGTATGTTTTTCTTCTATATCCTGCACCCGGTCCTGTTCTGACACTTAAATCACTAGCAGTAATCATATAAGTGCCTAGAGCGTTAGATGTATTACTCTGTGGTTTAGATGGTGCAGTTGGTACTGTAGTTGGTGCAGTAGTGTTGTTATACGCCGGGCATCCAAAACCACGAATGTATCTGCCATTTACATTTAGCACCCTTCTAGAGACGGAATCACTCTTATTGCCTTCAATTACAGTAATTTTTCCATTTGCAACTTTTTCTACATATCCAACATGTTCTGATGTTCCTTTGCAGTCACCTTTACCGCTGTCCTGCCAGTCATAAAAGATCACATCTCCTAGGTGTGGCACGTGTCCATCGTCTTCAGTCCAGCGACCCATGTTCTTAAACTTTTCAATCATCTTATTACAAGAACATTCTAAAGGAATGATGTCAGTGTAATTGGCTTTAATTGCACATGCTGAAACAAATGTAGCACACCAGCTGTCAGTGTACTTAACCTTATATCCTCTTGCGAGTGGTTTGTGATTATTGTACACATCAATAATTTCATGATGTGAGCCATTTGATTCCTTTCTTCCAATCCATCCACGTGCGATATCTAAAATAGTGTTTGCGTTTTTACTCATACTTTATACCTTCTTTCTTATAATTCAATTCCTTCAATCTCTGCTCTAATCTTTAGAGTGCGAATATAATTTCCTAAATGCTTCTTTTGCTCCTTGAGTAACTCAAGCGAACATCTAGGAATGAATGTCAAGGTACGTGCCTCATACTTGACAGTCATATCATCTAACTTGTCATATCTGATTTTAGCCTGCCAGTATTCTGCCTTAAATCTATCCTTATAATCAGAACTGTTCATTAGTTCTACTGTGTCTTGTAATTCCATAATTATTCTCCTTTGTTAATTGCGTTTTCTGCTACTTCTAAGCCTTTAGTTAGTACAGATGGTACATTGTCTCCGGCTTCCACGAAGTTCTCAATAATACTTCTTAATTCATTGATAATGAGAGAAGCAAGAGTGAACCATCCCACATAAGTAGTAATTGTTAAATCGACATTGATTGTCTGTCCAATTTCAATGAAGATTGCTGATGCAAGGAATGCTACTAGCACCATGAGCCAGTAACCTAACTTCTTCCATACACCACGCACTCCTTTAGCGGAATTTTCTTTGCCTGTTAATCTAGACTTTCTAATTCCTGTGATGTAGTCAATGATGTTTAATGTTAAAAAGCCTACGAATAAAAACCAATGTGTGCCTAACGCAGCAGTCAATACCGCTACAATAGTGCCTCCGATTGCATTAATCGCATCCATGTATTTTAATGATGTATCATATAATTTCATATTTTCTTCTCCTTTTTAAGCATATGAATATGTATAAAAACCGCAAATGTAAACGTTGTTTATGGTGTTTCTTAGTGAAGTCAAAGTAAAATTGCCTTTTGTAATATCGTTGGTTACAGGGTAATATCTGATGACTAACCCAGCATCTGCAGCGGGGTTTGCTATAGGGATGAACATATTGCTTTTTGGTTTTTTATCGGCAGGAAATCCTGTCCACATGTACCCCATAGTATTGCCTCCGATTGGGGCGTTTACTAAGCCATCCCAATTCAGTACGCATAGTTTTAATCCATCGTTATACTTGTATTTCAGTGTGATACCACATGCATTAGTTCCACAAGAAATCCAATCAGACCAGCCAATATACTTATGTTGTATTTTCCCATCCTTAAGAACAAGAATCCATGTATCAGTCTGATTTTCTGTATCGAAATCAAATACATAGCCGTTGTATGACTGTGCTTCAAGAGGCATATCCACTTTTAATTTGCCACTCTCTGCCTTGCATCCCACTCCAATCCCTCTGCCGTCAGCAGAAAAATCAAGCAGCTTAAACGAAGGAGCGATAGCAGCATAAGATGCAACACCATCTGTCGTAAAGTAATCCTTCACAAGCACTCTGAACGAGTATGCATTATCTGTATTGAACTTGCCAGCAGATGATATATATACCTTGTTCTCGCCACTGTATGAATCTGTATAAGTTGCAAGAGTAGTCCACGTTTCACCGTTTTTGTACTGGATCATGACAGATTTATCATTTTTATTCGCAACAGGTGCAATTGAAAATGAATAAGTAATCTTAACCGCCGTACCTTCATCATCTGCTTTGTTAGTCGAAACATTCCAACGCTGTGCAGTTACATTCTTGACTGCTGGTGACCACCACTGTGTGACACTAATGTTTTTAGACAGTGTAGCCTTCTGACCTCTTGAATCTGTAACCGTTGATTTAAGAACAACTGTACCAGAAGACTTGAGTGGCTGTGTCGTAAAGAAACTGTTAGGGCCAGGTATGCTCTGTCCGTCAATCTCGTTTTGGTAGTACGTGATTGTAGCACCATTCTTCGTTGAAGTAGATACATTGCATTTGACTTTCGAAACGCCCTGTATGATCGTTGATGCTCCGAATCTTTTTGCGATTGCAGCATCTTCATTTGTGTATGTGATTCCTGTTACAGTTGGCTCATAGCCCGATGGCAGTACTAAATCCAATCGGCAGTAGTTAGTTCCGATGTACTTTCCGGCACGATTGTATGTATCTACCTTGAATGTCATATATGAATATGACGTGTTAGTCATCTTGCTGATCAGTGAAGTCGGTACTGTCCATCTGAATTCATCATTCCACTGATTATCGGCAATCTGTACATTCATATCATAATAACTGTATGAGATTACATGACCAAAGTCAGATGATGCCCTAGGTGTCTTGATTGTCACACTGTTTCCAAAATAAACTGATGCTGGAGAACAGTAAGGCTTAGTTGCTCTAGGAATGACATCGCAGTCAACACCACCCGAAGCAGACACACTACCTACATAGCTGCCCGAAAGAGTTACCTTCAATTCCTGTGAGAACGAGAAATCAAAATGCTTTCCCCCGTTGCTGTCATGAGGGATTCTAATATTAGTAACTGTCGCAAGTGTCTTTGTTCCACTTCCTCCGATAGTCACACCACCAGACCAGATGAGTGCGCCATTAGCCCACATAGAGCCGTATTTAGTAGCATTTGAATTGATATTCCACTTATAGTACCTTGTCAGCGTAGCAGTCCATAAATCATAGTTTCCGTCAACATTGACACCTGTTCGTGTCATTGTCATTGTGACATTACCATTACCACCGCCAAACGAAGCACTGCATGTTGCATATGTTGCCATCAGTCACCACCTACTTTCTTAAATGTTAATGATCCATCGCGGTTAACAATAAATCCGAAGTTTCCAATCCTCAAGGAACTAGAAACTTCGATGTTTGAGCTATACATTCTGTTGTTAGCAAAATACGCTACTTCATCATTGTTCTGAAGAATAGAGTACTTGCTGTTTGTCTGTTTTGTCTTGAATTCAGATTCCTGTTTACCTATCTCTATGCCTTCTGCATTGAATCTGATATAAGTGTTCAGCTGAGTCTGATTGTTTGATACAGTATCAGAAAGAGAACTAAAGTCTTCTTTCTTTACAAATCCCATCTGAATGCTTTCTGTTGTCTGCTGAATAGTAGATACAGTAGAAGCAAGGTTTGCACCGTCAGAGGCACTGTAATAATTCTCTGATACTGTCTGTAAGATGGATGCCCTTGTCTGTTCTATAGACGAAGAAGCATTCTTAGTTGCCTGCTGCAGCTGATTGTTCATGTTATTTATTCTATTGTCGTAATCATCAATGATTGACTTTAGGTCATTTGCAAGCACTGGGGTGGTCGTTGTATATGTTCCATCATCCCATAATATTTTTGACCTAACCCAGTAATAATGCTTGTCAATGTAGTCATCGGGAACGCTTTTCCACCCGCTACTGCTTGCGTCGGGCATTTTCGTTGCAGAATCTGATAGATAATACTCCGGAGTAATTGAGCGAATCCCCTGCCCGTCCTCGCCATCATTGACTCTCACGAGGGTCATGCTAGCCGATGCCTTAATCATATGATTATCCTTCTAGCTGTGCGCTGAATGTTGCCTTGTTTGTAATATCGCCGGCACCGATTGTATATGTTGCCCCTGTTGCTACAGAAGTAGTTCCACCATCCTTGTACCACTTGATGGTTCCTAATGCAGATAGAGCAGAGCCAGTTACTTCAACCCCACCCTTATAGACATGAGCAGTTAAAGTTGTAGCAATAGCGGTATTTTTAAAGATTGTTCCACCACTTGAGGTGATCGCCATTGTGATAGCGTCTAAGCCATCCTTTCCGTTTATGCCGTTTGTGCCTTTGTAGGAAACTGAATATGATTCAGTATGCTTACCATCCGAATAGTTTACAACAGTCTTTGTCCATAGATACTGACCATTTGCCACACTAGGCACTGTAGTACTCCATGTTCCTGTTGGAGGAGTAGTGCCGCTTGTACCTGCCTGGTAAGTAACCGATGTTGAACTAACAGTAACACTTGTACCATCTGAACCGTTAGAACCGTTTGTACCCTTGTAAGAGACTGAATACGCTTCTGTTGATTTGCCATCAGAATACTTGACTACTGTCTTAGTCCAAAGGAACTGACCATTCGGTACGTTTGGAACAGTAGTGCTCCACTCACCTGTTGGCTTAGTGGTTCCGCTTGCACCAACCTGGTATGTTACAGAAGTCGAACTTACAGTAACACTTGTACCATTCTGTCCTGTCTGCCCCTTGAATGCGATAGAGTAACTGAATGTCTTGTTAATTGTAATATCACCATCAACAACGATAGGGATAGTAATAGTACCACTCTTAGTTAATGCAGATGTTGCAGTAACTGTGATTGTTGGCATTGGTGACTTGCCGTCAGACACTGCTGAGATTCCTGTAGGACATGTGATAGTTCCTACAGTACATGGAACCTGTTCACTACCACATAATGCCATTACCTGTGTAGTAGTTGTCTGTGTACCGTTTACAGAAGTAGTAGTACCTAAGAATGTGTAGTTGTCATTAGTTAATACAACCGAATAACCATCGGTTAAATCGATAACGTCAATCTGATTGACCGCTTTAATTGCCATAATTTTCCTCCTATACATTTAACTCGCAGTTGAATACTGCTTTGAATTTAATGTCTTTTGCTGAAATAGTAAACATGAACCCGTTATCGTTCAGTCTTGAATCATCTAACGGGATCTTGCTGAATTCTGTCTCTCCATGCCTTTTAATGAACCACTGCAGATATGCATTATCTCCAAATGTTTCTCTCAGTTTTGAAGAGTTATCAATCACAACTCCACCCACATAGATGTTCACTGTGAATATAGTTGCCACATCACTGTTCTTGAATGTCGTGCCATTTGATGACTCTATACACAACAATATAGAATCCTCACCTTTTGCACCTGTAATACATACTGGCTCACTGTACGTGACAGTATTGTTGATTGTCGTGGCTGTTCTCTGCCATATATAGAATCCTGGACGCCATGTCGGTGCAGTCTCTGACCAGCCTGTTTTGGGAGGTGTAACACCATCGGTCGAACTTGCATATTCGCATACGAATTTCTTAACAGAACCCTGTGCCTGTTTGATTGCTTCTCCTGCCTTTTCTTCAACTTCTGAAACCCTTAGTGATATCTTCTCATTGGACAGGCTTAATTGCGCCATCTTGTCATTGATACCTTCCTGTTCCTTTGCGATTATATCTAGTTTCAAGGATTCCTGGTCCTGTTTAACCTGCAGCTTTCTGATTCGTGTTGTATTAGATACACGATTCACTGTCTTTTCTTCATTCTTTGTTGTCACACTGCCGTCAACCGTAGACATAGAGAACTGTCCACCTTTATAACTGACAGTTAGATCAGATACAAAGAAAGTGAATTCATTGCTGTTATAATTGACAAGAGCACCAGGAAGAAGGTTATCAATCGATATCATTGTGACATTCTTCACCTGATTGAAAGTCAATCCTTTAAGTCTGTCATAGATGCTGTCTATAATGCTCTGTTCATCTGCATATAGATTTGCTGAATCAATAAATAGCGTATTTCCTGTTTCGTCGCCTTTAGAAAGAGGATTGAGCCCATTTTCAGCATATACTCTTGTGAGTGTATACACTTCATTCTTCTCATAATCTGTTAAATCCTGTGTAGCAGCAAAGGCGCTCTTTTCAATTGGTACAAACCTAACGGAATCAATCCCCTCTGCATAGACATTTGCTGCAAACAGTTCCGCAATCCAGCCTAAGTAATTTCTTATAAGAATCGTGTTATCGTACCATGATACGCTCTTATCAAGAACATACTGTGGTATTCCTTCACGAATAATAGAAAGACCAGTCAGACTTTCAATCTCGTCTAGCTGGTCTTTTATAGCGACAGGATAAGACAGTTTAGTATCGTATGCCTTGTCAAGAGAATGGTTGTTGTCATACATCTTGAGAGTGAGTTCCTTGGTGTACTTCTCCGGCTGATCATACACCTTGAAGTATCTTGTATCAGATGCATCATTCTCCTTGACTTCCCAGTACTTGCTGATGTCGATATTGTCAAGAATGCCGTCATAGTTATCAAACTTCATTGTCAGTTCAATTGATGGCACGTTGCCTATCATACGGCAGTCAGCAAAAGAGACAGACATCTTATAATCAAGAAGTCTGTCCGTTACATTTGTCTCTCCATATTTTATAAGCATATGATCACACCTCAATCAGAGAAAAAGAGAATGAATCTGCCTTTAGACCTGACTGCACTCTCTTATAATTGTACTTCTTATTTGAAGCATACATCTTCTTGGTTCCTCTGATACCATGATCAGGAATGTAGAGTTCTGCTGTGAACTCTGCCGGAGTGAGTACCTTCAGAATATTCATTACATCTGTGAATGTATTCAACTTATATGTACATGTAATCTTAAGCATGTTAGAACGTATTCTATTTCTTCTTAAGATGCCTGTTGATACAGGTCTAACACTATCCGAATCTAAATCATTGATTTCTACGCTAATCTCTGAAGGAGTCGGAATAAGTGTTCCGTTTATCTTGATTTTCGCTTCATCTGCCATTTATTCCACCTCCTAATAGTCAAATACAGGCTTGCCTGTGCGTGCTTCATAGTCCTTGATATTGTCAATCACCATCTTAGTGATTACTCTGCCATCATCAAGTACCAATTTAATGACGTAGGTAGCGCCTGTGCCGTCATTCTGAGAAAGTGATAATCTTTCTGAAATCTTTTCAGCAATCATATCAAGTCCCTGTGTGTTTCTCTGTAATGGTACTACTGCTTCTGTTCCTGCTTCACCAATATTGGCGATAGTGGATGCACTTACGATACCACCTTTTGCGAGTCTAGGAATCCTAGGAATTGAGAATCCTTTTCCACCGACACCAGGAACCCAGTCAGGAATCTTTATCTTGCCGATACCACTTAAGAATTTGTTAATTCCATCAATCATGAAATTCAATGGAGCCTTGAAGATGTGGCTTAATCCGGAAACAATACCCTCAAATATCTGTCTGACACCAAACCACGCTCTTCTCCAGTTGTTTGAGAATACACCACTGATAAAGCTAGTAAGACCCAAGAAAACAACTTCCAATGAATTAATGATAGGACCCATGAAGTCTCTGAACGCCTTGACAACATTCTTAACCGTTTCAAACACATTCTTCCATTTGAAACCAAAAGTTCCTTCCATCCATTCACCTAGATTACGGAAGAATTCTCTGATATTGTTGACTCTTTCGCAGATTGTTTTGTCTGCGAGTTCAATAATTCCTCTGATTGCAGCAAATACCATATCGAAGGTACCTCTCAATAGTGTTAAGGCCAATTCGAATACAGGTCCTAGAATATCAAGAATCGTACTGAAGATTGGTGTGACGAACTTTAAGAAATCACTTACCAACCCCATTATGCTCTGGAATACATTCTCCCATGCGTTCCACAATGGTGTGAGAACAGTTTCCACAAAATCCATGATGATTTTACCAACTGTATCAATGATAGGTGCCACAATATTTAGAAATACCTTCTGAACAATAGTAGCGATATTTCCTAGAATGCTTACTATGTCATCTCTGAAGCTCTTACTCTTCTGCCATAAGTCTACCACTGTAGCAATGACTGCCCCTATGATGACATTTACAGGATTCACCGCCATTACAATAGATGCGAATATCTGTGGAAGAATTCCAAATGCACCGCTCAATGCAGTTGCAAGTGATGCCCAACCTGAAAATACTCCCACTGCAATCTGTATCTGTGTGATAACAGTACCAAGAATTCCAGCAAGAGTAGAAAATAATGATAATCCCGCAATAACTGAAAGTATGCCAAGAATACGACCTACATTATCTGCTATGAAAGAGAATAACCCATCAATGATACCAAGGACCACATCCACTGCACCTAGTACTACAGTCCAGTCAATCGCTTCAGTGATATCTCTCACAATTTTCAGAATCTCATTGATGATCTTCAATATAGAGTTAAATATATTCCATAAATGCTGGATGATTGAATCACCTAGGCCTGCAGTGTTCCATGCATCGGCCAGTCCTTGAGAGATATTGCCAATTATCTTGAAGATGTTAGTGAATATCTTCAATATCAGTTCGACAGTCTTTGCACCTGTGCCATTTTCCCACACTGTATACATTGACTTGCCGATTTCCATAAGAAGATTCTTGACACCATTAAATGCATATACTGCAGCTGCAATCATCGGCGCACCAAACTTATCCCATGACTGCTTTAAAGGCTGGAAGAATTCAGCAACCTTCTTCTTGATTTCTTCTAACTGCTTATCTACTTCTTCAAGAAGCCCTTTCTGTTCTTCTGCGCCGCTGTCATCCATGCTGAATCCGCCGATATCACCACCGGAACCACCAGCACCGCCCGAACCACCTGAGCCACCTGAAGACGGATCACTTGAACCATTGCTTGAATTGATGTTATTGATTGCATCGAATCCAGCAAGAGCTCCTTTCAATTCCTTCTTGAGTTTAGAAGCATTACCTGCTGCCTTTTTTAATCCGCTTCCTGTTCCACCTGCGCCTTTAGAAAGCTTCTGCGAACTATTGGAAGCATCGTTCATATTCTTTGCAAGAGCCCCTGTGTTTCCTGCTGCCTTCTTAGCATTGTTTGACACTCCACCAAAAGAAGAACTCAACTTCTTTGACTTGCCACCAAACAGTGCCGTCAGATACCCAACGGCGACCATAACAACTTTAGTGAATGCAACAACATATGGGACGCAGGAATTAATTGCCTTTGCAATATTGGTAAAGAATCCAGCAATATTAGACTGTCCAATTGTGTTCATTACATCTGACATACATCTAACAATGGCCGTTCTCATATTAGCGATTGATGTAGCAATTCCACCTGTCGCATTTCTTGCCTGTTCCTCAAATGACTGATAGCCGTTAATGCCCTGTGTATTTAACTTCATAATTGTATCCATGAACTGGTCCATTGATACCGTTCCATTTCTTAATGCCTCGCCTAGTGCTGAAGCATTAACAAAACCCATGGCCTCAGCCACCTGTTTCATCTGTGCAGGCATTGCAGTCATCGCTGAACGCCATTCGAACATATCCGGTTTACCCTTGGCATATGACTGTGACAACTGTTCTAAGGCTGATTTCTGTATCTCAGAGCTTGCACCACCGGCTAGAATAGCATTATTAAGTGCAAGGAACATATCTGTTGATCTTGAGATGTTACTGTTCACTGATGTAAATCTCTGTACTGCGCCTGATGCATCGTCTAGGGTTGTTGGGAGCCCAATAAGCTTATTGCTTAGTTTCTGTACAGATGCATTCGCTTGAACGCTACCAGCACCTAGATTCGACATCACACGGCTGTAATTGCTAAGAGTATCAACTCTCTTGATTGCAGCATCAACATTACCTAATATCGTTGATTTAATCAGAGAAGCAATACCAAGACCCGCCACAATATTGCGGATACTCTTGAATGAATTGCCAATTGATCCTGTGACCTTGTCAACATGATTCTTTAGGCCGGTGACTTCATTCTTCACGCTGTTCAGTTCTGATTTCGCTGATTTCGTCTGTGCAGATATTACTATCTGCAGTTCCTCTACCGTCATTCTGCATCACCGCCTTTCTTTTTCTTAGTGCTTCATTATGTCTTCTACTGAAGGCAATACGAGAAGATCTAGCGCTTGCAATCTCTTTTCTTTCCTTCTCTTTTTCAAACTCTTTCCTATCCTCTTCAAAAAGTGAAGGATAGAAGTCCCACAATTGTGCAGGAGTGAATGAATCATCCTTGCCGTTAAGGACAGCAGAAATACAATCCCTTATCTGAAGGGCCTGTATCTGAAGAGATATCGCTTCCTGTCGCACCATTTCTTTTTTCTTTCTTTCATGCGCTGAAATAATATCGTATAGCTCATCTAACGAATAATTCCAAAATGAAAAGGGGTCTACTCCAGCATCAAGCGCTGGATCATAGACCGCCTTGTATATGTAATCTGTAATCAGGATATCTTCTAGAGATTCTTCTTGGCTTCCGCCATTTCCTTTTCCATTTTCGTTTCGAGAGCCCCAGAGAAAAAACCCGATACCTGGAACAATGGAATAAGAACATCACTAAGGAACTCTGTCTGTGAGCCACCTTCATCGATGTATCTATCAAACATATCATTCACATCGCTTCTGTCGATGTTGCTGTTGAATTTCTGAAGACCACCATGGGTGATGTCTAACATAGTACATAATGGTGTCATGCCTGTTTCTGTATTAAGAAGGTTGATAAGACTTCCACCATACATCTGTTCTAGTCTAGAGATTTCTCCTGTTGTTAGTTTTAATTTGTATTCTTCTTCACCGATTTTCCAAATAATGAACGGTTTTCTTTTTGCTTTTTCTGCCATTTATCTATATCTTCCTTTCTATGCTGCTACTTCTGTTGGATCAGTAATAGTGAGTTCAGACTGTAATGCGATTGCAACAGTGAATTCAATAGCATCATTGACACCACCGCCCGCTCTTTTAACAGTGACCTGTCCTGAGAATGTAGTTGTAGTGCCGTCCTTCAATGTTTCCTTGAACATTGCGGTAGCCCCTGTTTTTTCTAGTTCCCTCATTAATCTGTATGAAGATGTTGCTTTGCTGTTGTCATACTTGAATGTATATTCAAGGTCTCCAGGGTCTCCGATACCAAACTCATAGACCTTAACTGCATCATCAAGTGAAGAGTTTTCAACTTTTTCTTTTTCAATACCCATATCAGGAATCTTCTTTAACCCTGGAAGGTCAGTAAAAGAAGTTCCCTTGTTTGTCTTGTCATAAGATAATTTAGCGCCATTTGCTAGCATTATATAATTCCTCCTTATCATTTACATACCATGATAGATGTAATCACTATCATAATATGCTTCATAACTCATTTTCTTGTGTCTAAGTCCTGATGCATCATCAATATCTCTGCATGATACTCTCTTTAGCCCCATTGCTGATAATGCCTTATCAACTTTCAAGGCTGTATCCGATGTACTCTTAGTATCCCAGATTTCGATTCTGTAAAGGACATGTGATGTCTGCTCCTTGTCATCCGTCCATTCTGCCACGCTGTTATCTTCCTCAACATACTGAACGGCTGGAAGCTTAGCCCAGTCTTTTGGATAGATGTCAGTGACTTCAAGGCCTTCATCTGTCAGAGCCTTATATACTTTATCTTTAATGTTGATCATATGTTTTTAATCCTTTTCAATTAACTGGCTGATTAATATACCAGCATCCTTCACTGCTTTCTTTTCAGTCTTCTTTGCTCCCTGGTACATGAATGGCTGTGCAGGCTGTCCATCCGACCTGTAATATCTCTTTCCATCAACCTCAATAACTACCCAATGATAATGCTTTATCGCACTTTCTGATAGCTTATCTTCCGGAATCCACCAAGGCTCCATGGTATAAGAGGGATGTACATATGGAGATATTCCAGCATGGTCTGCAGCACCTTTTCGACCTGTTCCGAATTCGACATATTGAGCATATGGCAATGTGGTATAGACATACCCTTTATCACCTTCAACTCTTGTCTTTATGCCTTTGTTTCTTAATTCACCATCATTAACAGGACACTCAAGAACGCATCCACCTCTGATTGTTTCCGCAGCCTTTCCGAGAACCTGTTCAGGATTCTCAAGAACTGCATCTATAGCGCGAAGCGTTCTAAATAGCTCATTAGCACCATTGAGACTCATTTAATAATTTTCTCCAGTTCATATAGATAATGTCTGTTATATTCCTTCATGCTGATGATTCTGTAATCCGGTTCATCGATTGACTGATTATAGACATTCACGCCCCATTTTTCTGTGGGTCTGAAATCATCATCCTTATTCTTAGGAAGAATCATATTAAGAATGTAGTTCAATCTCTCCCCATACATTTCAGCCTGTAACTTACCGGATGCAGGCCATATCTCAAGAAGCATTGATTTTCTCTTGATCCACTTTTCAGTAGTGACACCTTCACCATCTTTTTCGATGACAGGCTCATATACAGAATAGTTCTTAAGCGATGAAAGTCTCATTGGTTCCCCTCCGGCTTCTTTTCGTGAACGATTCCTCCTGCACGAATCAGTCTCAAGTTGTTGATAGTTGAGAGAATATCTTCATAAGTGGAAGACTGAAAAGTAGATGTGATGCCACCTTCTGAATGTGATGATTCTCCGACCATGCCCTCTCTGAAGTACATGGCACATGCTAGATCAGCCACACAGAAATCCATTGCAGTGATGTATACAGTGCGGTTTGTATGTGCAAGAGCACGCTGTTTTGCCATTTCAACATAGATTTTTGCACGCCCCTGACTCGTTCCTGTTCTTTCAGCAACAATCTCAACTAGATCCATAGATTACTCCTCCTGCATCTTAGTGAGAACTGCGACCAATTCCTTTTTAACAAGACTAGAATATCCGCTAACGCCCTTTTCCTTTGCAATAGTCTTTAACTGGTCAACAGTCATATCGTTGAGGTCCGTCACTTCATTGTTTTCTACAGGAGTATCTTCATCATTCTTCTTGTCTTCAATAACACGATATCCCTGTTCTGTATAACGCTGAAGGTCATCCTCATGGATGGCCCTTTCAACGTTGATTCTTTTTACAATGATCATTATGCATCAGCTGAGACGTTAGCAATGATTAGGTCAAGCATGTTGTCCTTTTCCCAGCAGTCATGATATCTTCTATAGTCAATCTGCCAAGCATTTGCATCCTGGTTAGTATCAGGGTCAAATACTCTTGTCTTGTCCTGTTTAGTAACACCGATAACACTATTGATTGGCGCCATTAAGAAGTTTACATCCTTAGCAGTTTCACCTTTTGTATATCCACCTGCGTCTTTTGTTGCTCCAGCATCAACCTTGATAGCTGAATACATTCTGTTCTTTGGTGTAGGAATGAATGTGATTTCATCAAGCTTATAGATGTCTAATGTGATATTTCCAATAGTTAATTTACCTGATGTAAGGTTGCTGTTTACCATCTTTTCCTTTAATAATCTTAAAGTATCATATGTAATATGACAGATGATATCGCCCTGATATCCTTTATCACGGATAGTATCCGCTGCCTTTTCTAATTCAGAAAGAATATTCTGTTCAGTCAATGCAGTTGTTAGGATGTTGGCTGATTTCTTCGTTGTAACATCAGAAACAACCTTAGAAATACGGTAAGCATCTACTTCAGGGGCAACATGTAAACGCTGGAATTCTCCCATGACAGTGCCAGCAGATGCCACAAAGTTAGTTTCATTTACATCCATTGCATCAAGAAGGAACTTTCTTCCACGGTCCTGTGTCATTTTGAATGTTTCATATTCAAGAGTAACAGCACCCTGTTTATATCCTTCATCTCTGTTATAGTCACCTAAGCCCACTAATGACATCTTAGGGATTTTTACCTCTGCACCACCGTCATACTTAATCTGTCCGGCATTGGCATCCATCCATGATGTAAGAGTGAGATGCTCCATCTGTTTATCTAGTTCAGTCTGAAAAATAGTTGAATACTGTAATGTGTTAATTGCCATGTTCTATACCTCTTTTCTAAAATTTAAGTGCATTCGCGAATGCCTTTCTTGCATTCTCTTCTTCAGCAGTCAATACATTGTTTTTTGCCTTGTCTAAAGGTGCTTTCCCTTTTAATCGGTCATCAACAGACTGCTGAACCGCTCCCTTGAATGCTTTAGAGAGTCTCTTGACAGATTCATTTACGGAATCAGCATCAGTGTAGTCAATGAAGTCAGCCATGTCTGCTGGAACTCCTGCAGCATTAAGCTGTTCCTTGGCAACTGCAGTCAGTTCTCTACGAGTAATTGCTGCTTCTCTATTGTCAAGTTCTTCTTTTCTCTTGTCTTCCTCATACTGCTTCTTTTCATCATCTGTCATCTTTTGAAGCCTTTCGGCTTCCGTATGATCCTTATCCCACTTCTTTCTTGCACGGGCAAGTCTCTTCTGGACGATTCTGTCCACATCGTCTTCTGTGAGGGTTGTTACTTTGGCTTTACCATCTTCAGGTTCACCTGACTGCGCATTATCGGGATTCCCTTCATCGCCTGTATCTTCTTCCCCCTCTTCCCCTTCTTCCGCAAAAAGCTGAAGGTTCAAAGGCATCATATTCTTAATGTATTCCATACTTTAATTCCTCCGTTTATAGTCCGTATGACTGTTGTATCCATGCACCTTTTAATGTCATATGCACGTTATGGACAGACAGAAAAAAAAGAAGAACATCAACCGCTCTTCTGTCTGCTTCTGTATTTCATCAATGCTTTAGGTTTTCTTTCCTTGGGAGGCGGACAGTACTCTTCATATGTCTCGTGTGAGAGTTTTCCGCATATCATGCACATATATGTCACCTTCTTAACAATGACGTGCCTACGGCTGTCAAAATGACTTTTACAGTCATACTCAAAGTACTGATGATGATGTGGTTTCAATCCTTCAGCCATATGGTTCTCCTTTCTTGAAATTGGGTAAAATAAAAACCGACTATTAGTCGGCTTCGTAACATTCTAAATCTTCGAATCTTAGTGTCATCATAGATTTAATCTTCTCTATATCCTTTTCTAGTAATTCGCAATCAGGAATTTCATCTTTGAATCTTCCGAAATGTTCATATTGATAGATCCAATATGTCATTTGTTCTTCGATTCGTTCTTCTAAGTCATGATGTTCTAATTCAAACAATCCACATGCAATAAAATACTCACACAATCTCAGATCGTCCACATCTCCTAGTTCATAAAAAACGTAAGAACTACCGTAGGAAATAGGATTCACATCTGGTTTTTGTGCATTCATCCAGCTATATACATCTTCTTTTCTATCTAAATAGCTTATTATTTCTTTTTCCATCTATCCCTATATCCCTCTCTTTCTTTATCGATTCCTTTGTACTTTCTCTTCATTCTAGATTCTTTCGTAGAAACCACTGAAACCTTTACATTGGGATGTCTTAACATAAATTGTTCCATTACTCCTTTGCAGCTTTCACAAAGTTGCATTTCAGATAACATGAATAATTCATGTTCATCATTATCGGTAATTTGTAAATTTGCTAACTCAAACAACTTATATTCACTGTCTACTTCTCTATCATGGGTTCCTATTACTTTGGTTTCAAAAGTTTTTTCATCAGGTTTCAAAATTAATCTTGATTTATCACCCTTGAAATTTTTGTATGCTTTATCATCACTGCAATTAGCTCTGCTATGTGCAAAAAAAGTGTCTCCATCTAATTCCATAATTGCAAAATTACCGCTTGTTCTATAATCAGATGAAAATAATTCTCTTTTTACACTAAATGCTTTTTCATCTAAATCAAAAATTTTCTGTGCAGGCATGCTGTGTCTAGTATGATTTTCATATTGATTTACAATTCTATATTTCTTTTTCAAATCATCCCAACGGTCAAGTTCATTATACTTTAGTTTTTGAAATTTTTCTAGCGTATCTGGAATTAATTCATTTCCTAATACACGTCTATATCTATGGAACTGTTCTTCATCATCAGAAAAATTAATTATATTTCTTCTAGAGTTATTGATTGCTTCAGCGCCATGTTTTTCAACCATCCTCTGATACCACTCTTTATATGTCTCGTCCGCTGGAACTTTCATTCTTTCACCTGTAACAGGGTCCCTTGCAAATCTTTCTAGATTATGCATAGTTTCATCATCAAGATTCATAATAGTTGTAGAACGGCACCATGGGTGCATTGGAGGAGCGTTTACGCCTATCTTCTTATCATTCACCCTGTATACACTTCCGTCTCTCTCACGGCAAATTTGAGACGTTCTAAGGTCTAGTGTTGCAACAAATCTATACTCCTCTATGCCGTAATCCTTGTAAGCCTGGAAGTGCGCCTCATTGTGAATGTATGATGATTCGGTTCTGACAAGTCTTCTAGCATTGTTTCTACCTGAAAGGAACTGTTCGTTGATTGAGTCGGTCATTTCCTTCTCTGTCTTTCCTGTAAGTGCTCCTATCATGAACTCCTCTTTTAGTGCATCGGCTACCTTCTGAGTATTTGCCCATACTCTTTCGGAATAGTTCTGACCTGACCATTTCTTTTTCAGAATGGTTTCAAGAGCGCCTTCATCAATGGGACCTGTCTGAAGATCTAGGCCACTCATTCTTGCAGCTTCATATACTGCATGGTGATAACTGCTTTCATAGACCTTTCGCATTGTCTTGTCTATTGCATCTCTTTCTTTTGATGCAACCGCATTGATTAGCCTGTTTATTGACTTATCAATATCATCTAGCCTCTTCATACGATTCTTATATGCTGGGGCTTCCAATTCTGCCAGTACCTCTCTTTTTTGGGCACCCGTCTTATTCTTGTATGCTTCAAGCAGTTTTTCGAAATTTCTGCTGTCAGCCTCTGAAAGAAGATTAATAGCCTCGTCTCTTGTTAGATGATGCTTTGAAGCGAATCTATTGAATATTCCCTCAATCTGCTTGGCAGTGTAGATTGCAGCCTTGCTATAGATTACACTCAAATCTTTAGCGCAGTCCTCAGCTAACTGCATATCCTTGTACATGTTCCTTGCTTCTCGCATCTCCCAGTACTTTATGTTTTTAATGTTAGTCATAACAGAGCACTATTATTCCATTTCTTTATCATCATCATTATCATCGTTCTCATGCTCCTCTGTTTCTTCTTCATCTTCTGGAGGAGTATTCTGATTTTCGGTATCAAATAACTGCTTCTGTGTTTCAAGTGCTTCCTGTTTTTCTTTTTTGACTTCTTTCATTTCATCATCAACATTTGAAACAAAGTCAAGAAGTGCAAGAAGTGTCTTAGTTGATACAACACCTTTAAGGTTCGCAATGATCTGTGATAATTCAAGACGGTTCTGTGGTAATCCTCTTGTAAATACAGGCTCAATCATTGACTGATCAGCAGCAATTGCCTTTAGATTAAGGTAAGTACAGAACATTCTTATACGCTTTTTAAGCCCTTTCTTGTAATATCTCTCTTTTGTCTTGGTGAGAGTCTCAAGTGCTAGAAGCTTATATTGAATGGCAATGCCTGAACTGTTGCCAGCAAAGTTTTCATCTGTCAGATTAGGAACATGAGAAAGTGAATAGATATCTTCCTTTATTGAGCGCTTGAGTGTTTCCACCGCATTCTCGTCAAAAGTTCTAGTCAGATATTCAGAGCGTGCATCACTAGGAAGTTCCATAACACCGTTCTTACGGATAGCCTGGAGCGCTTTTGTTGCTTCTTCATCGTCATCACCTAAAAGAGCACCATAGACAACAAGCACTGCGTCAATGAACTGCTCCTTATCGTTGATTCTGTCAGAGCATAATGTATTGTATGCGTCAATTAGAGAAATCTGCTGTTCATAGTCTCCAATGCAGTCCATGTTGTTTCTATACTCAATGATAGGGTCCTCACCTAAGAAATGTGGGTAAGGCTCACCTAGTTCTGAAAACTCGCCTTTTTCGAATTCTTCATTGCATGTGATTCCGATTCTTGTGACATAGTTCTCAGTTGTTACTGTCGCGATGATATTGAACCTGTCAGTAGAATCATCTTTTTCAATAGAATAATAAACACTGAATAGTTCATGCTGTTCAATTGAAGCATCGAAAACCTTGAATGTTGACAATGGGTCAAGTGTCTTGGTCATCAGCTTGCTTTCATGCTCACATAAGTAAACATACTCATAAGCGACACCAGCACGTGACATATTAATAGCATTGCATGAATCTGTATCATCTGTTTCAGCATCAACGAAAGCACCTGTCAGCTTATCAATATTGCCGTCTTCTGTATTCTTCTTAAATGTTATAGGGTTTGAAAGAAAATATCCCGTTGCTGTATCTGATATATCTTTAGCATGGTTTACCATGATCTTATTGTTCGGCTGGTTCTTAAACTTCTTTTCCCTGTTCATGATGGCGTGCTTGCCAAAGTAGTAGCCGACATTCTTCAATATCTCAGGAGCACGAATACTATAATGCTTGCTAATGAGACGAAGGATCATGCTTCTGTCTATGTTTGTCTCGTCGAATTCTTCTCGTGGAATCGTGAAAGTATAATACATCTTTTAAAATCTCCTCTTTCCTGCTCTTGCCTTTTTCATAAGGATTTCATTTTCTATAGCATATCTAACCGCATCTATAGTGTGGTTGTTTCTGTCGGGGAACTCCCCTCTAAGGTTGCCGTCTCTATCCATTTCAATTTCATAGTCATTGAATTCACGTGCAGCATTGGGGCACCTAACAGGATCTATAATTATCTTGTCTAGGTCCTGAAGAAACTTTATTCCATTGTCCACACTGTCAGCGCCTTTCTTTGCACCGATGATATTGAGACCTAATAACTTGAATTCATTAATGGTTCTTGGTTCAGCTGAATCAGCAGTAACTAGCTTATTGAGCGGGTTAATCTCTTTTATGAGTTTCACGGCCTTGGCATTTGATAGTCTAGTTCCATATACTTCACCAAAAATAAAAAGACGCCTGCGCGTCTTATCATAGTTTGCTTTGACGTATGCTAATGGGTCACCAGCGTAACCAAAGTCCAATCCGTTTTTTAATCTATCGAATACCTGTATTTCCTCGTCGGTTATCTCACGTATATCTAGGTTTGTAAAAACCTCACTACCTGTACCAGTTACTTCACCTAGATAGTCATGATTGTATTTTTCAATATTTGTTTTCTTGGTGTGTTCTGCTTCAATTAGAAACTGCTCCCCAAGCCACTCAGGAGGTGCCTGTAAGTAAGTTGTATGGGAGACATATGTATCATCCCTTTTTACTAGAACTTGCCTGTTGCACCAATTTCTTTGACTTTCAGGAGGGTTAAAGGAATAAAAGACACAATACTCATGACCACCACGAAGGAGTGACTGATTGATATTGGTTATCTTGTCATATGTTTCGAATTCATCACATTCTTCATACCATACGTATTTAACATAACCTATATGGACCTTTGTTGACTTCATTTTTTTAGGTTCATCGGCACCCTTGAATATTATCTGCTGACCTGTTGGCATATAAGTCATTTTTAATTTAGACTCAGGTATTAACCAATCATCTTGAGCACCTAACTTATAGATGCCCCACTTAATCTGTTCATATACTGAATCTCTGAGAGTGTCTTTTACTCTTCTCATGATAACAGCGTTACTCATAACACCTCGCTGTGCATCTCTCATAATGCCTAAAGGTATCTCAACACCGATAAAAGAAGATTTTAAAGAGCCACGCCCACCTTTTAGCCAATAATGCGTGTAGTCATTGTTTTTTACATGCTTATGAACTTCATAGAAAGCCGGACCAATGGTAGATTTCAAACTAACCTTATTCATCTATATCATCTACAATTACTGTTTTACCGTTCGATGTAACATCTACATTGTCTTTGAACATACCGAATCTCTTTCCAAGAAGCTCTGCAGCTTTAAGCCTTTCTTTCTCATCCGGAGGCTTCTCAGTGACCTTCTGCATACCATTGCCACTCATCATCAATACCGCTGAGGCTGATTCTCCTCTTAGAACTGATGTAAGATACTCCATCACTTCCTGGATGTCAGCCGTATTCTCATTATGAATTTCTTCAAGTCTTTTGCTTATATAATCAGAAATATCTTTCTGCTTAAGAAGTGTATTTGCTCTTACTGCTGCAACATTATCATTCTTGATAGTAGTGTATATCGTTTTATAGGCACGCGTACCATTTAGATCTTTCAGATACTCATCTGCAAACAGTCTCTGTTTTTCTGTCATACAATTAATACGCCTCCTTAATGATTCTTAATGTGAAAAGAGCCAAACTGTTAAGTCCGGCCCTCTTATATATTTCTGTCTAATACCATACTAGCACCTTTTTAAGTGCTGTGTGCTTCTGATTAATACAGATTAATACAGTTTAATAAGAATTAATCAAGAATAATTGAAAGTTCTTTAATCGCATCACGCAGATAAGCAAATACAGATGTATTAGAGCAATCCATGATATTAGCAATATCATATATCTCTAAGCATTCTATGTATCGATAGAACAATACATCTCTTAGAGTCATATCTTCTATGCTTTCAACCGAGGCTCTTATACTGCTCATTTCCTTAAGATACTTATCCTTCATCATGATGTAATCGTTATTTGTTTTTGGCTCTGCGTATGATCCTACTGAAGAATCATCATAAGGTATTGATTTTACATTGATTAGCTTATTATCAATGTACTCTATTCTATGCATCATGTTCTTGTAGTTTTTCAAATACTGTTTAGTTTCTTCTGTAGTCATCGATACACCTCCGAAAAATTATGCAGTCATCAAAATCCAAATAAGTACAGCTGCTATTATTATAATCCAAATCATCATATCTAATCTCCTTTAAACAGACATCATAAACATCCAAAGAATGATAATGAACGTAACGAACACAAATATCATCTTATAAACTCCTTCTGAATAATTTCAAAAATATCAGTTCTCTTAGTTCTTATCTTCTTCTCTGAGCCGTCTTTTAATACAATGAACATTGTATTATTTGCAATATGATATATTGTCACGATATCAGAAATATCGCATTCATACTTTCCGAAACGAAGTTTTCCGTATTTCTTCTTTGCTTTAAACTCTTTAAGCTCTTTATATTTTTTATCACGTTCTTCTTCGCTTTTAAAAAACACTTTATTGACAAGATCTCCGTTGTGATTCTCTACAGATATCACAAACAATCCTTTCTGAGTAACACCCTTATAAAGATTGACCTGATTAAGATTGATAATATCGAACCAATCTTCTTTGTGAATATATGGAAATTGTGAGAATTCTATAAAATTTGCTTGTTTTTTATTACAATTCTCCAAATAATCATATACATTTCCTTCTGGCATGACTGATTCGAATGTATCTTCTTTAATAACCAACCTGAAGAACATATCTTCATCTTTCTTTGTTACATGTCTTGGTCTGCAGATATTTGTCTTATTCTTATGATTATTTGTGACAAAAGAAGTACTTACTTCAAGCCACTCTGCTACTTCTCTTCCTGTTCCTGCAATCACAAGGTCTCCCCTGATACCATCATATAAATAATATGTCTTGTGTCCTTTTGAAATGATTTCTCTCAGTTTTTCAGAATTATCAAACTCTGTATCTTTTCTGACAAAAACAGGAAATTTATCTGCTGTCATTTTTCTTTTTAATGCATAATATTTGTTTCTTACAAAATTCTTATCAGCGTTGAACATAGCGCTTAATTGCTGATCAGTTCCTTCTGCTATTTTCTTGTAATGCCTATCATAGGCACAATAGATTACATTCTGCATTGTTCTTTCTCCAGTTCTCTTATCAAGTCCTGATGTTCTTTTCTAAGTTTAATAAGTTCTTTGGAAAGTTCATTGTTTATTTTGCCAGAAACATTGAAAAGTTCGTTGCATTTTTTGTTCAAGTCGTCATACTTACAAGACAATTCTTTATTTTCTTTATTTAATCTTACCCAGTCACAAGTTAAATTCTCATATCTTTCATAAAGATATTTGTATTGTTTTTCTAATCTTGAGCAATACTCTTGCAAGTCTTCAATATATTCTTCTGCGCTACGATAACTAGTTTTTCTATTAGCCATCTTCATAACTCTATTCATTAGACTCATCTTCAACCACCTCACAATTTTCTAAAACATCTTTGATCAGTGTAGGCGTACTGTCTTCCCATTGAACGAAATGGAATAACTTATTAAACATGCTCGTGTGGCACATGCCACGACCAGTCCACCAAGGAGCACTCTCACTTTTTTGGGGTTCTTCATCATATAGAAAAATATTGCCATTACCATCTCTAACGATATACATGTACTTTGTGTTGTCTGATAGATATTTTAAAATATCATATTCAAATCTAGTTAGCTTGACAGGCTCTTTATACTCAGATAAGAGCCATTTAACTTTAACATTCGAGCAATGCTCTCCCATATTGCAAAAGATACAATTATCACAGACACCAAGACATTTCTCAATTGTGTGCCTATCTTTGCTTATTGAAAAATCAAAAACAACATTTGATTTTTCTAATATTTCATTCTTATATCTTTCTGCATTTAACATTTTCTTTTACCTCACTCTTTTGTGCTTTTGCGTTTGCTATTAGCGAAAGATAGAATTCCACAATACCTTTATTAAGATTTGGTGCGTTTCTATGAATGCACTTGTTATAAAATTCTTGCACGCCATATCCTATTGCAGCTTTTTCCCAAAAATCATAGCCACCAACAATAATAGCGTTTGTGATTGCTAGGTTTAACGCTTCCTTATATAACTCAAGATAATGATTTTGACATTCTAAAACAGTATATCTACGTTTGATTAATGCATTTTCTTCTTTTAAATATTCTATCTTGCTTTCTAATTCGTTCACAAACTCGCCCGAATATGTAATTTCTTTTAAATTCTTTTCACTCATATTGATCACTCCCATTTTAGATATAGACAATTTAATGGAATGTCTTCATTTTCTTCTAGAATGCATTCTCTTATGGAATTCAACGTTCCAATCGCATCTGACATTTTGCCCCATCCGTTACTAGGCAATAACCCCGTATAAGCCAAAGGATTATATTCTAATTCTTTTATTCCTTTTTCTACGTACTTTATTACATAATCACATCTGTAATATTCGCTGTTTTTAAAATTCCAATTCATGCATGTCCTGAATAATTTGCCTAAATTATAGGTTGGCTTGTAATACGCTGGATAAGCAATTTCTACATATTTGCCACACCCCTCTACTTTCACATAAATACCAATGCTGTAACTCATATAATTACTCCTTTAATCTGTAATTCATTCTTCATGTTCTAAAAGCTCTATGGAAATAATATTACTTGCTGTAATACCAATATCATCAATTCTGCCGCTGTGTTGTCTTTCAGCATTAAACACCCATTCATGAATAATTGATTTCGCTTCATTTTTTGAGATGCCAATGTTATATCCTCCGTAAAAATTACCTTTTACATATTTGGCTAAATTATCATCTGAAGGAATAACTACGTATCTAGATCCATCTACTAGATAGATATTTATTTGTTTAATATTTTTCATCAAGAACACCTCTAATCTTTTCTAACTTTTTAAGCAATGCCCTGTTTTCACATTCCGCATCGTCTAGGTTGTATTCTGAATCAGCTAATAGGTTTTCTAAATCGGTACAGTAATTTTCTAAGGCTTTAGCATAATCAGGATACTCTATTGGAGTAGTATCATCATTAGTTAGATATTCAGCAATATCTGTTAAAAAGTCTGCTCGCCTTGGTCTTTTGATTTTTCTGATTTTTAAACCGTTATTTGGTTTTTTAATCCAATATAGGAAGGCTTCTTTCGAGTAGAACGGACAGTCATAGCACCATTCGTCTTCATAATTAGAGCTTTTGCAAGGCGCACTTACTTCTTTCTGCATCTCTTCGGGCATTTGGTCGAGAATGGAACAACAAGCACAGTTGCCGTTGACTTCATTATTTACAATGAAGCTAGCAAGTGCTTCTAATTTAGCATCATTCACAATTGTCATACTTTTTTGCCTCCTTTCTCAGTTCTTCTTCCTTCTGGATTGCCCTTTCTATTTCTCTATTGATTTTCAATTTCTGATAGTCTCTGACTTTATCAATATCCAAGTAGCCTAAACATACTAACTCAGCAATACAGATAAGCACATCAGCCACTTCTTCGTGCAAATTTTCTTCATATTCATCGTGAAATCCATACCTTTTTACTTTTGTGATAGATTGGATTAGTTCAGCACATTCTTCTGATGTAATAGTGAGAGTTAGATCATCACTATTAATATGTGCTACTTTATCCAATCCTAGAATTATGCTCTGTGGATATTTTAATAATTCCGCTACTCTTCCTATTTCTTTAAACATTTCTAACCCTCCAATACAAATGTGATCAACTGAGCACCTAGAATATTAGCCAAGGTTTCAGCTTCTAACTCATCAGTGAACACTTTCGCCTTTTCTGCACTTTCCTTTAAATTGACTGAATCACTTGATGTATTAGTTACATATAATTTTCCTAATTTTACCAGATATAATTTTTCCATTTGTTTTTCTCTTCTTTCTTAGGATATAAAGTCAATACTGCATACTGTTCTTGTGCATATGCCTCATATCCTATAATTTGATATTCATTTTTTAACTGTTCGATTAAATCCATTAACTGCTGCATGGAATAATAATCGACTTTCTTATATACGTATTTCATAATTCCTCTAATGAGATGTAGATTCCTGGAACGGCGCTCCAAAATTTTTCAATCACTTCAGAAGCCACTCTTGAATCGTTAGTGTAGAAGCCTAACTCTTCTAAAATGTCTTTCAACATCTTATTTAAATTATCAGTGTCGGGCTTTGTGTATTTATATTCGCCGTCTACTTTGTGACTCTTATTTAAAGGAAAGCACCATTTAACAATCAACTGGCAAGCGTGATCAATCGGAGTACTAGGAGCATAAGGTGCGATTGCATCTCTTAACTTAACGTATGCCTGTTTCTGTTCAGGACTTTTATATACTCCATATCTTCCAATTCTGTGTTCCTGTGCTGTAATTGTCGGAGGAATCATCTTAATAAAAAACTGCATTGTTTATACCTCAATTCTTTCAAAAATCACAATCACTTTGATAATACGTAACATACACTTATAGGGGAATTTCAAATTCCCTATAAGTATGTATGTACGTTATTAGCAATTGTGAAGGTACATATATATATTTATATATAGTGTGCCCTTTACATGTGCCCTTAACACTTTTTGATTGTGCCTTTTTCGTATTCGTACCCTTCTAGATTTCCATTTTTAATCCATCTAGGTATTCCACGTTTCAATGAATCATACGTCTTCCCCAACATCAAACCACTTTCAGCAAGTTCTTTTGCAGTGACTTGGCCATCATGATTTAACTGTTCGAAAGCATTTAAGAATAATTCAATATTTTCATCCTGTTTCTTTTTATTTGTCTCGTTCATCTTTTCGAATTTAGATTTTTTCTTTGAACCTTCAGGACGGCACCCTTTTAACAAGTTGCCATTATCCAAGAAGTGAACAGGATATTTAAAGAAGCAGTTGATAGGGTCAAAAGTAGCGAATTCTCTAAGAGTTCCAGATATCTGAAGGGCAGTAATATGTTTAGCTTCATTAACTTTTAATTCTGTTAGATACTGCAATTCATTCATCTGCTCGAATCCAAGTATTTCAGCACAGTAATCATTCATCGCTTCAAAATCATGATCATCCGTTTTCTTAGTTTGATAGATGTAAGTTCTCCATTTAGGTACATACTTATCGAGTACAGCATGCATTGCTTCAACTCTTGCTTCATTAATGAAGTGTTCCTTGACTTCTTTATTCATATCCAACTCAATCATATCTAGCAGCGCGTCAGGGTCTCTTGCAAAAACCCCTGAGCCACTTGCACGGTCCATTGATTTCTTGCCACCCTGAGCACCTTTTGAGTGGTGATGTGCATATATGACAGAAGCACCAAGCGCATCTGCTATCTTATCAAATTGATTACAGAACTTAGCCATTTCACTCGCACTGTTTTCATCCCCTGTTATAACTTTATAAATAGGGTCAACTACTACAGCGATATACTTTTTCTTTTCTGCTCGTCTTATCAGCTTTGGCACTAACTGATCTAGTGCAGGAGTCTTCCCTCTCAGGTTCCAGATAAAAATTCTGTTTGCATTATTGGGAGTCAATCCTAATGTTTGATAAACATCTTTAAATCTGTGTAGGCATGATGCCCTGTCCAATTCGAAATTGACATATAATACATCCCCTTGCTTGCATTGTCTGCCCATCCATTTAGTACCCTCCGCAATAGCGATACATAATTCAATTAATGAGAATGACTTACCACTTTTTGAAGGACCGACCAATAGCATCTTATGACCTTGTCTTAAGATTCCCTCAATTAATTCTTCTGCATAATCAGGAAGATTAAACAATACATCAGCCAAATTTTCTTCATCGGGTAAATCATCATTCATTGACTCAACCCATTCGACCCAGTCTGACCAGGTCTCTTTTCCTGTATTGGTTTCAATGATGAACTGTTTATGATCACCACGAATGCATCCAGGCATTCTCGAAAGTCTTGATGGATTCTTATTCTGACTGTCAACTTCAAGTCCGTTCTTATCGCATATCTTATATAAGTAACTTACTCTTTCTCTATATTCTTTATTATCTGAAGCATCAACCTTGACTATAGCGTGTATTGATTTGGCGCCACTGTATACAACTGCTGCAACAGGCAGTTCTAACTGATGAATAATAGACAACTGCTTGCCTATGTCCAAGCTGTCAGATTCTACAAGAGCGTATTTGAATGATGCTATGTCAGTATTTCTAACACCTTCGCCATTCAATGGATTGAATCGAATCCATGCACCTGCTGCTTGATTGTAGTCTCCAATCACTGCTCCAATGTCACCGTTGCATGAATGAAGTCCTTCAACAATCTGCCCTGCTGTCATTCTGAAGTTTCCACGGTTGCCAGGAATGAACTTTCCTTTTTCGTTTTCTATTGAGGAAACTACAAAGCCAACATATTCATCTGTATCGAATAGAGTAGTTAAATATCTGATTAACTCATTCGCTGGATTCCAATTCGAATCACTAGGCTCATGAAGTTCAATACTATCTATAGAGTCCTTGTCTATAATATTGCCAATTTCATCTTCCCAACCAAGAACGCCTTCATTAGGATCTATCTTTTTTTGAGGAACGAAACCACCTCTTTTAGCATAATCGAAGATTGTTCCGCCTGTGACAATATCCCCTGCCGTTTCATTGAAGGAATTCCATTTTGTAAAGCACTCTCCTCTTTTATATCTTTCTGAGTCCTGAGCACTCCAGGAATCCCAGTCACTCGCTTCATAGCCTTCATGTTTAAGGGCCATTCCAACATTAGTCCATTCCTGATAGGAAAGTTCAGAAGGGTTGATATAATCAAGCAGCTCTAATAGATTGTATTGTTTCATTCTTATTCAACTCCTTCTGGCTTATAAGTAGAAGCTTGTACTCCTTTTGGAATTCTCCAGCTATTTGCAGAAATTCTGGAAATCATAGAATTAGCATCCTTGAACTTCCAAGTGCCGACATTTCTAAATCCTTTTCTTTCGAGGAATCTTACCTGCTTTGGAGTTGCTAGTCCCTCTTTACTTCTTAACTTCAATCTGTCAATCAGCATTGAAGCATATCCAGCGTTAGGAACTTCATTAGACTCAATTCCATGTGCTTCTAAATATTTCAACTGCTTTTCATTTGCTGGAGCACATTCCCAACCAAAAGAAGGAATGTAATTCTGCAAGTCTTCAGCTTGTATACTCATTGCATACTGCAATGGATCAACTAGCTTCTTCTTGCGTTTTCTCATTTCTTCTAGCTGCTTAGCAAGTGCTTCTTCACGTTCTTCTTGGACATCTTTCAAGGCTTCTTCTTCAGCTTCTTGGATATCCATTTCCACTCCTGCGCTGTCTTCCAGCTTCTTTGTCATTTTTCTAGCGACTTCATCACTATTACAGATAAGTGATGCTGGATGACATAATTCATGTCTTTCGCTGTGCCAAAGAAAATCCAGTAAAAGTAAATCTTTCTTTCCTGTCTGAGGTGACAGTCTTGTACCTCTTCCAACCATCTGAGAATAGAGACTTCTTACTTTTGTTGGTCTTAATACAATGACACAATCAACATCGGGGCAATCCCACCCTTCTGTTAATAACATCGAATTGCAAAGGACATTGTATTTATTTTCTGCAAAGTCTTTTGTGATCTCATTTCTGTCTTTGGAATTACCATTCACTTCAGTGGCTTTGAAACCATGCTTATTTAATATTTCAACAAACTTTTGAGATGTAGAAATCAGTGGAAGAAAAACAACTGTTTTTCTATTCTTGCAGTACTTTTCCATCTCACTGGCAATACCTTCAAGATATGGATCTAGTGCGCTACCAATATCACTTGCTTTGAAGTCTCCAGCGCTCATTGAAACGCTTGATAAATCCAAAGTCAGCGGTATAGTCAGTGCTTTTATTGGTACTAGATACCCACTTTTAATAGCTTCGGGGAGTGTATATTCATATGCCAAGGTCTGAAAGTAAGAGCCTAAGTTCTTCATGTCTCCCCTGTCTGGAGTGGCAGTTACTCCAAGTACTTTTGCGCTATTGAAATATTCCAGCACTTTCTGATACCCATTACTTAATACGTGATGGGCTTCATCTATAATTATTGTGTCAAAATAATCTCTTGAAAATTTTGACAATCTTTTATCACTCTGTAGTGTTTGAACACTGCCCGTGACAATTCGAAACCATTTGCCAATACAAGTCTGTTCAGCCTTTTCAACTGCACATCCAAGTCCTGTTACTTTCTTTATTTTGTCCGATGCCTGTTCTAGTAGTTCGCCTCTATGTGCTAAAATAAGAACCTTATCTCCTCTTTTAACACAGTCCTCAGCCACTTTTGCGAACACTATTGTTTTTCCACAGCCAGTGGGAAGAACGAGAAGGGTTCTTTGAGTTCCCTTCTCTTCCCACTCTGTGAATATGGCATCATGAGCCTTTTGTTGATATGGTCTTAATTTCATTATTTCCAGCTATTGTTTCCCCAAGCCTGTGGCTGAGAAGGTGCTGGAACATTATCATTGATCACGAATTCTTTTACATTATTGTAGATTGCATCATTATATTCCCTATGAGAGATTTTAACCGTTCCTGTTTTTCCGATGATGCCGTTCCAGTCAGGACGGAACGGAACTCCTTTCTGTTTCATCCCAATACATTCAAAGAATTGAGAAATCTTCCACTCAAGTGATTTATGAAGAATTAATGAAGTAGTCACTTTTACTTCTTTTCCTTCATAATTAATTGTTAAAGTAATGTCTGCTTTATTGCATACAGGGAGTTTTCCATTTCCTGATGTTTTAGATCTGACAAAATTATCTTTAATGATGAATTGATAAGTTCCAACAGGCAATAATGTGTATTCTTTGGCTTCAGCTGTGATTTCATCGTCCCAACCCATAGCACCATCATTTTGAGTAGCTTGGTTATAATTATTCTGATTGAATCCATTCTGATTGTAGTTATTTTGGTTATAGTTATTAAAATTGTTATCCATTTCTTAATCTCCTTTTAAAATTGAATTTCTGATTCTATAATAAAGTCTTTTAGATTGCTCCAATTGCTGGCGATAAATTCCCAGAAGTCATTAGGCATATTTTCGATTGGAGTATCTTTCGGGAAGAATCCCTTTAAGAAGATGACTTCTTTCAATTTCTCAATTGAGATACTGTCACATTTCATCAAGTCTCTTACTTTAGAAGGAATCTTCTGATATTCTTCAGACTCAAAATCAATAGCACTCACAGGATTATTTTCTTTAATCTGTGGTTCTTTTGTTTCAACAGGTACATTTACCTGTATTTGTGGTCTTTCGTTTACAGGAATGCTAGAAACATTATTCAACGATTCTTCAATGATTGGCTTAATGACTTTATAATCAAAGTCGCACATTTCTGGAAGGCCATCTCTATTCTTGGCATCCCAACAAGCATTATGAACCGTATACATCACTCTTCTGTTGCCTGATACTTTTGTTTTGCCTTTTTCATCTTTTGAGACGAATGTCTGATAATTTGCGAACAGAACCATATCAGCCCATTCTTTTACAAGAGGCGCAGTCTGTGAAGCAGTCTTCTTTCCTAGTTTTAATTCGTATCTATCAAAAGCGCCGCTTTCATCTGGCTTTTCAAATTTTCTGATTTGAGCATGAGCAGTAAGAACGACATTCACTCCACTTTCAATTACATTTTCTAATCTATTGAGAAGTCTTCCGACCTCTTCTTTTGTGTAGACATAGCCGTTTCCATATCCAAAATCTTCAATACCTTTCTTTTGATATTTATTGCATATATCCTGAACGATTAATGATTCTCCCCAGTCGATTGAGTCAATGACTAATGTTCTACAGATAGATGTATTATTCTGAATGATGTAATCAATCTCCTGTTTGAGCATTTCATAAGACGTTGGCTTAGGAAGTCTCTTGATATCTAACGATCTTGTAGATCCTTCTGTGTCAATAAATAAAGGGTCAGGAAAATGAGAAGCAAAGGTTGACTTCCCAATTCCTTCAGGACCATAAACGACTACTTTATAAGGCTTTTTAATTTTTCCTTTTGTGATTTCAAAATTCATTACCACTTCACTCCTTCCCAAGAATTAGCAACTGTTTTTGTCTCTTCTTTTGCTTCTTCTTTCTTTTCTTTTTCTAAATTATTTTTGGCAACATAGCCATCTTCAATAATGATTGAACACTCGTCACCTGTACTTACTCGTGTAGCAATAGCCTGTAAGCCTTCGGACTTTAGCCAAGTTCCAAACTCTGTAAGAGTGTTCATGTCCATCTGCTCCAATTTATCCAACAGGATAAAGCCACAATTAGGATTGATTTTTCTGCAGATAGCGGTAGCCACTTTTAGCTGCTGTGAACCGCTCATGTTATCCCACTCCTGATTTAGATAGGTGATTTTTCCATTTTCGATTCCTAGACCTTCAAGAGGAAGATCAGCATTATTTAATAAGCTAGCCTTTTCTTTTCTGATATCTTCTAATTCCTGTGACTTAGAAGCATATTCCTTTTTGAGGTCATTGGCTTCTTGCTCTGCTTTCTTTTTTTCTAGGTTCGTACGGACCTTGATATTTATATCATCAATCTCCTTGATGCTTCTTTCAATTTCATCTGTAGGGTTATCTACTAGGCCAGAGACTTCAACAACTGCCTTGTCTCTTTCTTTGATGACTTTCAAATATTCTTCATTAAGCGCTTTTAGCTGCTTGTCTAAATCGTTCATCTTTTCTTCAATGGCTTTTGACTTAGATTTACACTCAGCAAGATATGCTCTTTTTCTTTCATTACTTCCATTAATTGCTAGCATTTCTTGCTGCTTGGCGATTAACTCAGAAGCTGAAACAATCTTATCTGGAACATTGTCATAATGAACCATCTCTTTAGCATGCTTCGATTTCTGATCAGCAATTCTTCCAATCGCTAAGCGGTCGTTATAAACTGCCTTTTCTTTTAAATCTAACTTTGTTAACTCATCACCAATTCCGATAATATGAAGTAATGTGTCAGCTTTTTCTTTTTCTGAACTATTCATAAACTTTGGAAGGTTCAAAGCCAACTCACTAATAAATGAGTCTAATAAGTTTTGACCTGCTTTCATTCCTGTTGGATCAGTGACCTTTAAGGCTGAGTTCTTGCCTTTTCTTTCAACCACAATACCATTTGAAAGAGTCACTTTTAGTGATGCTGGAACATAACTTCCTTCTCTAGTTGGTTTTGATGGCTTGTATTTATTGCCGCCTAGACACCAGGTGATGGCATCCAACACAGAAGTCTTTCCGTTGTTATTGTTTCCACCAATAATAGTTAAGCCATTTTCAGATGGCTCAATCTGTACTGCTTTGATACGTTTCACATTCTCTAATTCAAGAGAATTGATTTTAATCTTATCCATTTAGTTATTCTCCTTTATTTATTTCTGATAACAACGAGCATGTATTCAAGAATGATTAAGTTCATGCTTAACGATGCAATGCTTAGAACTCTCATTCCTGTAGAATTCCAATTATTACCGCTTATAACTCCTGAAATGAAGCTAACTAAAATAATTAAATTAGATACGATGATGATGCCTTTTTCAAATCTATTCATACCCCATCACCTTCGCTCTTAATTTTTGATACTTTCTAGTTCTGCGGATTCTAGGGAATCCGTATTTTCTCCACATTCTTTTTAAGAACGGGATTTTCCCCGAATTTTCTTTCTTGGCTTTCTTCTTCCCATAGAAAGTCCTCTCTTTCTGTGGTACAATAACCACGTTGTCTTTTTATTCATCTAGGCACGTGTTCGCAGCACGTGTCTTTTTTTATGCTCATAAGCACTTAGCGCTAGGAGACCGTATACAGTAGGTATGTATAGTCAATGGAATTATCCAAAAAGAGAAATGTTAAATTATGTATTGCAGTTCATTCTACGAATTATTATTTGTCTCCTAGCCTTAGGTGCCTACGAGCAGCTTAAGCACTATTTTTTTGTATACTTCTTAAATAATGCTTGAATAACCTTATCGGTTGGACTTGTGTTCCATTCATTCATATAGGCTTCAAAAGCCTTTCTAGGAATGTGAACACTTCTAATCCCTGTTTTCGAAACAACGACAGCACCAGGCATCATGCCTTGCTGCACTGCATTTATAACGAAGTCACGGCTCTTGTGGATTGTTTTACAAACCTCTTTCACAGAGATATTAAGTTCATCCATTTTCATCGCCTCCTATTGAAGGAACTTGTTAATGAAATACTGCTGACCCTTGCCAGTAACCTTAGGCGTCTTAGTAGTGATATTCACTCCTGAACCGTTGACGTAAGACCCTTCCTTGATTTCAAACAGACCGAGGTCCATAGCCTTCTGTGTAGGCATGTTGTAATCAGTGCCCTGGCGCTTGATCAGATATCCTTTTTCTCTGAGCCATGCGAATAAACGCTTCTGACCCATGTCAATGCCATTCTGCTTTAAGATTTTGGCAAGTTCACCAACTAAGATGGACGTGTGGCTAGTTGCTACTGCATCAGCAAATACCACCTTAGGCTTCATCTCCTCGATTACTTTATCCTTAGCAGCTAAGACGCTTTGAGCCTCGATTAATGCCTTAGCCATTAATTCCTGTCCGCTTAGTTCATTCACTTGGTACTGCCCTGTTTTTCTTAATGCTGGCAACACCTCAGATGTAACCCAACGTTTGAATTTCTTGGCTGATGGTAATTTGCTTGATAATACTAGACTGTATAAACCACTTTCATTTACCACCGTAACTCCTCTATTGGGAATATTTTCTAAGGTCGCATTTTGCGACTTTAGGATTTCTTTGTCTTCACTATCAACGTGTTTTGCTAATGCGTCTTTTGTGTTCTTATATCCTAGCGCCTCAGCAACATCTCTACCGACAAACCAAGGTTCATCACTAAGCAAGATGCTTCTTACTTTATGATTTTCAAAATTAAATAATTGTACTTCGTTCATTTCTTTTTCTCCTTTCTGAAGTTTAATTTTTTTAAACTTGTTTTGTAAAAAAATAAGACCCTATTTCATTTTCGGGAATATCGAGCATATCGCTTATTGCAATTATGTCATCGCTAGTGAATCTTACTTTATTACACATTTTTAATGATAATGTATTTTCGGAAATACCATATGCAGCAGCAAAATTTGATTGACTGCCATATTTTTCAATGATTCTACCTTTCAGTTTCCTGTAATCAAAAGCCAT